GTCCGCCACCATGCCCCCCACCACCGCCACCGCCCGGTGGCATGAATATCCAGCAGCCCGACAACGTCGACAACAACGCGACCACCACAGCCGCCTTGGTTAGAACACTCAACTTCATGGCAACACTCTCTTACTTGGCGAGATCAACTTCTCGCTAGGTTTGACAGTGCCAACCGAAGTCCGTCACGGCGATCGTGTAACGCGTTGGTAGGCTTTGTATGCCTGACGATACAACGTGTGGTCACGTTCTGCGGCGTTGTGTGGTGGCGTCCAGTTCGGTTGTTGTTGGCGCTGATTTCGATGATCTGCGCAGACTTGGCAAGGGCATCGGTAACGGTGCCTTTCAGGCCACCGTTGGCGGCACAGTCGAAGCTTCACAGCCCCGACAGGTATGGGCGCCGGCCACGTAGCGGATGTCGACGGCGGTAAGTACATCGGGCCGGGCTGGCCGTTGTAATATCGACGACCGATATCATGGGCCTGGAACTGAATGGCAGGAGGACTGAATGGACGAATTGATGCAAGGGCTGGACGGCCCCAGGACCGCTCAGCAGGAATTGTTTTTCGACCTGGAGGACGCGGCGGCAATTATCGGCTGGTCGGTGGTTGAGCTGACGGCTATGGCAGCCAGCGGCAGAACGCCGAATGAGTCCGTGACGTTGATGAAAATATGCGCGTTGCTGGCGGCGCAGCAGGAAAAAATTAACGGGTACGCAAATGAGGTGAAAGACCAGCGCATCGCCAGGTCTGAAATCACGTAGCTGTGCTCGTTTACAAACTCAAAAAATGGAATTTACACATGGCATTTTCATTGGAAGAAAGAACGGCTTTACTCGCGCTCAAGGGCGTAGGTCCCACCGTTATTAGCCGATTGGAGCAGATGGGGATCGAGTCAATGGACGCGCCTGCGCAATCGGATATCGATGACATCCTGGCGCAAGCGTCCGCCGCACTCGGGTCAACCTGCTGGAAGAACAGCCCTCAGGCGCGCGCAGCGATTACTGCGGCGGTGGAGCTTGCAAAGCGTCCAGGCAGGAGGACCGCAGGCCAGGAGTGGTGTTGATATGCTGGGGCAGACCATTGACGCTCGCCTATCGTGGTCTGACCCCGTTTTATCCCGGTTTACGATTCAAGGAACGATGAAGGACGCTGCATCTTCAATCATATACGAAGCACTCATCACCATCATGCCCGTAATAACGATGATGACAGCGCCAGCGAAGCACCAATACACAAAACTGAGTGCTCCAAAACAGTACGTTCGCCCCACCCAAAGCGCCCCTTGAACAACCCCCACTACGCACCCCAATGTCACCAAGACGACAATCATGGTGATACTGGCGACCCACGCGATCTGCCGAAAACTCATCCCTTCGAACAGCAGGCTTGCGCTAAACAGTGACATACCGGTTATTGACGCTACAGAACTCACCACACTTAGCACTTCTGACCACTTCATATCCATTCCTTAGAAAACAACTACCCAACGTGCTCAACTCACGCAGGGTTAACGTCAATACGGTTATCAATCGAACTGACTGAAAAACTCACCCGAAATCATACTGTCCAGAAACGCCTTCTGTTCCGCCGTAACGAGGTTCCGTTGAGTAAACCCCTGCGCGTCCGGTGGTGCCAACCAACGAGCCTGTCGATCCATGGCAACGGCGACGAGCGCGGCTTTTTCTTCCGCGGTCATCGCGTTCACGTAGACCCCCAGCGATGACAGCCACCGTACTGAGAAATCCAAGTCGAGGTACTCTTCCTCGGTAAATGCCAGGTGCCAGATAAACTCGAATGAGAGTTCTGCAAGGGCCTTCATCCATCGATTTCCTTATTCCGTTCCATGCCTGGTTATACGCATTGGCCATGACCCTCCAGTAGAGGCTGGGAGTGAATGCCATAACGACCATTGTGCGTTGCTTTTTTAAAAACGATAAAAACCCCGTAGACGCTAGGCTACGGGGTTTCTAAGAGTGGAGGCCGAGGTCGGAATGAACCGGCGTAGGCGGATTTGCAATCCACTAATTTCCTCATTACTTTCAATAGGTTGTATGAATATCTATTCCGCATCACTAACATTTTTTACTCGCTGGAGCCCTATAAAATCGGGAGGTTCTATTTCAGTTGCGGAATGGATTTCCATGCCTCGTCGAGTGCAGCCGAATAGCCCTAGGGGTGGCCCCATCAAACCTTCCATTCAAAGGTACGTGATAGGGATTCGAAGCGGACCAGCACGCCTCACAACCCGCTCTAGGCCGCAATTGTATTGGTTTGGGTAAGCTGTAAGGATAGAAACGGCCTACAGAGGCCCAGCATATGCCCTAATCTGACAGTGCTTATTGAGCCGGTTCGTGTGCCTCAGTTCAATCGCGTCATCCGCTACCATGTAAGCAAATCTCCAATCGACCTGCGGTATGCGAGGACCAGTAGGTTCATTTCTGCCACCCACTTCGGTGCTCAATGCTCGACAGACACGATCCGTCCGATGATGGATTGGACATAGCCGTCCTCAAAACACCGCCAGTTATGGCTTACCGGGCATCGAGCGGCCGGCCTTGTAGCAATTTCTAAGCAAGCATCAATCTGGTAGGCCCCTGCTGTGCTTAGGCTTTTTCGATGAGATTGCACACATGTCAGGGGAATACTCACTCCCGGATTTGCTTGAACGAATGTACGAGAATCAGCTCGCGTTAGAAGCGGCTCGGATGGAATTGGCTCTCCAAGGCGAAAAGCAAGGCCTGGATGAGGTTGGCAATAACGTACGTGGTGCGCTATTCGTGATCGGCGAAAATGCTGGGCACATCAAGCAGGGCCTGGCGAAGTTACGAACCAAACGTCTCTGACAAAGCACGACCCGCTGCGCGGCTACGGATCACGTCCGGCACACGTATAACTGCGAATTTATCCAATGAGTTCATAACGTGGTGCTCTTTAAGAGATCACTCACAACCTGGCGAGCTATATCGCCGGCTTTTCTGAGTTCCACAGCTACGTGCGGGCCTGTTCCTAGCAAACGTGGAGAGTTCGGAAAGGGGCACAAAAATCATGAGTGTGAAGACGATTGAAAGCTAAAAAGAATTTCTGCTGAGAGAAAATCAATGACTGTTGCTGGAGCTATCCGTATACAGAGGGCGACGCCCCTGACATTTGTTTGACGCGCCTATCGCAGGCGCGCCAAGCTTTCCCTATGATCAGTTTGATTTCACGAACTTAGGATCTTTTATCACGAAACTGGATATTGTTCCTGTAGTTCTGTACATGCCAAGCTCGATTCGATCAATTTTTTCGTAATCAACACCTAACTCTGAGAATGTATAGTTTGAACCGTTGAATTGCATAGTAGGAACTGCAGTATCTCGGTTTACATAAGTTCCGTCTTTAAGGAATACGTGAACATACATGAATACGCCGCTTGCGAAAGCCGCGCTGATGTTCCCATCGACTCTGAACAAAAGCTTGCTTCCGCGACCAAATCCATCGTCGTAGGCATAAATCCTATTGATCAAGACCCCGTCAATTACAGGCAAACTTAAATCTGCTTTTGGAAGCCGCTCGATTCCAGCGTAATTGAACGGAGCTGTGTAGTAGCTAATCCTGTCGAGACCGTAATAAAGATCCACTGCATTATTGTCAAATGAGGCTAACTTGTCGCTTGGCTTCAGAAGTTTGGTGTAGTAGTAACTCGGAACCTGAACCTCTTTCAAGCCTTTTGCCTTGGCGTCAAGGATGATTGACTCCCGTATTTTGCTCTGCGCCCAAACATTTATGACCGCATTACTAAACAGCAAATAGGACGGCACAAAGTAGACTAAAATAAACGCTGAGACCGCCATCGCATACAGCGTTTTTATTCTCCTAGCCTCGGAGTCGCATACCACGCTCATCACGAATGACAGCGAAATCAACATTAACACTAGGGCACCGTTGTACGCTCTCTCAGGAACAAACGGGGAGCCAATGAACGCTGCATTTGACAGGACAGCGCCTATGAAAAACACACCTGCGTACAGAAGATGCTTTCTGTTGGGCACGACGATGATGCAGACCGCCAGCAGTGACACGATTATGACAAGGTATACTTGCCAGTACGTTGACATAATGCCAGGGAATCGATCGTAAAAATGAAGATCAAACTTATCCAAAAAGCTCATCGATTTCCATTCGACGAAACTATTTGCGCGTGACCTGTTGCCGGGGCTGAGGATTAATACCGCTGCGCCGATGGCTGCACCGACTAACCCATAAATAGCGGTTCTTTTGTTTTTTTCAGAAAAAACCACAAACAGAGTTATAAGAACAACAACCACGCTTGTGTTTTCGTTTGAGCACCCAGCGAGAAAACCTAATACGACAGCTAGGCAAGACTCTTTAATACCCGATGCTTTATCAATAGACTTAAAGACATATACAAAAAAACCAGACACAAACATGCTGGTCCAAAGATAGTTGGTAGATCCTACAATCCAAAATGATGTCTCCCCAAGTGCTGGATTTGCAATCCAATAGAGAGAAAAAATAATCAATAGGGATACGGGGCCAGCCTTATTTTTTAGGCCAGTCAATGAGTGCGGCATCACGCATACAAACAGCATAAGCAGTGCAAAGACAAAGCTATTTACCGTTTCGTATGCAAAATGAGGTAGGAGATTTAGAAGGTACGAGCTAATAGTGTTTGTGACTATACGACCGCTCCAACCCATGTAATGCACCAACTGCGCATCCAGAGACAAACCTAAACTGTAATATGCAAAGTCATCAGATTGCATTGGAACATGCAAAGAAGGAATTAGAACCGCCACGAACACAAACGCTAAAGCCAGTAAAAACATTATCCTTTTAGCAGTCACTGCAATTCCCCCCCATTAGAAACTTTCTTAACGATATACTTCGGACGCTTCTTCGTCTCTATGTATATTCGCCCTATATATTCTCCGAGCACACCTATCCCTATGAGTTGCACGCCACCTAAGAATAGAATAGCGGTCATGATTGACGGATAGCCAGGGACAGCATTACCCCAAATAAGTTTGTCGGCAACCATCCACAATGCGTACCCCAATGAGAATGTGGCCACGACCATTCCGAGATAAGTCCACATACGCAAGGGGATTGTGGAAAAAGAAGTGATCCCCTCCAGTGCAAGATTCCACAGCTTCCAGCCATTGAATTTTGATGTGCCTGCAACACGATCAGCCCTGGCATACTCGACAATGGCAGTTTCAAACCCAACCCAGCTAAGCAGCCCTTTCATGAATAGATGGCGCTCGGGCAGCATTTTTATCTCTTCGACAACCTGCCTCGACATCAGCCTGAAGTCACCAACGTTTTCCTCTATTCGTGGGTTCGAGATTTTATTGTGGAGTCGGTAGAACATCTCGGCGCTGGCCCGCTTCATGAAGCTGTCAGACGTCCGATCCATTCGCTTTGCAAGCACAACGTCATAGCCTGAAAGCCACTTCTCAATAAGCAAGGGAACCACCGCTATAGGGTCTTGCAGGTCAACATCTATGGGGATTACGGCATCCCCAGATGAGTAATCCAAGCCTGCGAAAAGCGCTGCCTCTTTACCGAAGTTCCTCGACAGCCTAACGAGAGTTACCAAATTATCTGACGCGGCCAACCCCTCGATGATTGAGCAAGTGTCATCTCGGCTACCGTCATCAACAAATATCAGTTCTACGTCATACTTCTGTAGTTGCTCCTGCCTGCGCACCTCGCTATAGAATATAGGTATAGCATCTTCTTCATTGAAGACAGGTACAACTAAAGATATTTTCATTATTTCGCATCCCGAAAAATAACAAACCTTGAGAACAAAAAGCCAATAACGAGACTGACAACTGAGAACACAATTAGAGTTAACAGAGGAATAAACTGAAACAAATCAGATATCGCCCCTACCAGCAAACTCAAGCACCCCATAAAGACAACATACACCACATACATTACGCCAGTCGCCTTGCGTTTGAATGTAAATCTAGAATTCACAACAAAAGAAAAGCTCACCGCAACGCAGAACGCTATGAAGTTGCTGACAGATTGCTCAAAACCGATCACGTAAAACGTTAAAAGAAAAACTAGCCAATGAACTGCGGTATTTAACACACCTACAGTTGCATATCGCTTAAATAGATTTATCAAATGCATTCATCCATAAGCTGCATATCAACACTGGCTCTCTGGTTTGAGAGCCTCTCCGTACCAGTGGGCAAAAGGCCAGCGAGTATACACAATTTATTTGATTCTAAACCGCTCCTATTTTTCTTCTTTGGATACAGTCCGTGCATATCCTTGGCACGCCCGCAGCGCGATCACGGCGTTATCCCCGTCGTCGGTGATGGCGATAATTCTTTGCGCATGCGCTGGGTCAAGTTGGGCTCGATAGGTTGCATGAACCACGCCGACGGTGCCGGGAGCGGCAGGCACGTTGCAGCCACTGGCTGAATCACCGGAGTCGAGAAGGACTGACAGCCTGACATCAGAAGTGGCAAGGCGATCGCGCAGAATAGCCTGGTTGCGTTGAGCATCGGATAATTCCCTCAAGTGTTGTTGGTCCTGGCCGGCGAGCTGCTGCTCCAGGGCCAGGCGCTTATCGGTCTGGTCGCGAGCCTGTTTAGCTGCCGCAGCACTGACTAGGCCGAGGTCCGTCTGGAATTGGTCGGCCTGATCCGCCAGCTTTCTGTCGTAGCGCCAGTCCTGCACCTGCCAGGTTCCGGCCGCGCTGATGGCCATCGCTAGCAGGGTCGCGCCCATAATATGCCCGGCAGTCATATCAGCACCTTCAGCGCCTTGTCGTACAGCGACTGGCGGGCGGCCTGGCCGGTGAGCCCGCCATTGATGCGACGGGTGATCTTCGCGAAACCGCCCTGGTCCGCCAGCGTATTCAGGCCTTTCGTAGACCAGAACCAAGCCGCCGACATTGCGGCATGTTGCGGCAGCTCAAGCAGTTCTGGCGTACTGATCAGGTCCAAGCCAAGCGCCTGGCCGCATGCCGCGTAATTCGCCCGGCCGGTGATCTGGATCAGACCCCGGCCACGATACCTGGGGCCGTCCCCCCTCAAGGTGTTACCTAGATCGGCGCGCCCTTCATAGCCGGCCTGCTGCACCGTGGGCCCCCAAATCTCGCGCACAAAACGCAACTGCCCTGACTCGTGCCCGACCTGGGCGATGAATGCGGCGGCGCGCGCTGTGCCGACGATGCCATAACGGTTCATGGCTGTGTTCAGGACAGGAACAAAAACGCCGGCTTGGCGGCCGGCGTTCGGGAGGATCTGCAGCAACTGCTGCTGGGTGATGGGCATACAAGCTCCTAACGTGATTAGCCCGCACTTGGCGGGTGTTGTGATGCTCAACCGCTATGCCAGGCTTACGACCTCGACAGATTTCGCGGCCTTTTTTGCTTTCTTGCCCTTCGCCTTGGCCTTGCCCTTTTTGCCGCCGTTGCATTCGACGGTGGTGGACCAGCCCGCTTGGGTAAATGTCTGCTCGACGGAATCCACCAGATACTCGCCATCGAGCCCCATCTTGAAGCCCAAGGCATTGATAGAGCGCTCCGCGAATAGGTCCGTGCGACCGGGCATTTCCAGGCGCACACCAGCCGTGGAGCGGTTGAACGCTGCGAGACGGGCCTTAGCCGCTGATTCGGCGGCGGTTTTGTTTGGGTGGATATGGCGATCTGTATGTACTGCCGGCAAGCCGTCCGGCACGTCGGCATTCTCCAAGGAGACCACTGTCAACTTGCCCGTCTTCTTGTCCTGATGCTTGGCCGCCACTGTCTTGTGCGCGTTGCGGTCCCCCAGGCGAAACTGCCAGCGGCTTACGTCGCTACGCGTGAGGGTGATCGCGCCAATTACCTGGCCGCTAGCACTCATGCCCGCTTGGCGCTGCATAACCATCAGTTTGCCGTCGCCCACCTTGGCGGTGCAGTCGTGTTGTTTTGCCAGGCGCGTGACAAAGCTGAAGTCAGATTCGTGGAGCTGGTCAGCCCGGACGACCTTCGTGGCAATGGTGCAAGCGGGCGTCCAGCCATTGCGCGCCGCGATATCGGAAACAATTTTAGACAGTGGCACGTCTTCCCAGCTACCGCTACGGATGGATTTCCCGGTGCCGCGCATGTCGCTGGCCTTGCCCCGAATAACGATGGTGTCCGGCGGACCGGATACCTCAATCTCGTCGACTACATACCGGCCTAAACGCACCAGGGAGGTCTCGGCATAGCCCAAGTAGACCTCTATCCCTGCGCCGCGCCTGGGCAGGGTCACCAGTCCGTCACGGTCATCAATGCGCAGCTCAAATTCGTCCGACTCCATGCCGGGCTTGTCCGTGGTGCGCAACAGCAAAAGCCGATCGTTAATCAGCGACGTGATATCGGAACCGTTCGCGACGATTCTAAATTGTGGAGTCATAGGGCATTGGCCAATTAAAAACCCGCACTGGGCGGGCTTTAGGGAAAGGAGGCGTTACGCATAACGGAACAAGGATGCAGCCAATAGGACTGAATCAATTCCACAAGGCCACTTGCTCATCCACAGGACCTGGCAGATCTGGCAAGACAATCACCACGCCGGCACGGTAAGGCTGATCCTCGTCCGCCAGGCCCTGATTGGCCGCCAGTACCGCCTCAACACTGCCCACCAGATGGCCATAGAAGTTATGGCAAATGGTATCGAGCAGATCCCCGTCAGATGTTCTGCATGTCGTCGCCATAGCGCACAAACTCCAAGGTAAACGCCTGTTTGCGGGGGATACCGCCCTGCATCAGCGCGCGTTGGTCTTCGTCAATGGTCTTGAGGCACCAGGTGCCAAGCACCACGCCATAGCCCGTGGTCAGGGTCACCGGCTTGAGCTGGGAGCCTATTGAGCGCAGCGTGTTGAGCTGCTCCAGACCGCCCCGGTAGCCTGGGAAAATATCGCCCTTCAGCGTGATTTTCTCGTCTCCCATGCCCACGGCCTGCTGGGCAGACCGACGCGTCAGGCGCTCCTGGGAGGCCCAGCGGTACTCGGTCGAGCGGCGCAGCGAATCAAAGGCCGCCGTATCGAGGTTGAAGTAATACGGTTGCGCCTTCGGATCCAGCGGCTGAATGATCAGCAGATGGGGGAAAGGCTTCACCGCCTCTTTCGCCGGCGTGCCATCAGTGGCAAAGGCACCGGTCGGCAGGATATTGGCCAACGACGGGTCAACCTTGCCGGCGATCTTGTTGATCGCCGTAGCCGCCCGGCCGGCCTGCTCCTTCAGCGTGCCCAGGCGCTCGTCAATCTGCGACAGGGCGCGCGTTGCACGGTTATAGGTGGCCACAACCTGGCCAACCTTGGCCTGGGCAGTGGCAATGCCGCGCATGACTCGCTGAAGTTTTTCCCCCACGGCGGGGCCAATAAACGGCAGATCCTCCAGTTCGTTGGCCGCGCCGGTGATTTCGCTGATAGCACCGTTTACCGGCCCAATCACCCCGTCGATACTGCGCCGACCCGCTTCGCCGGCCGAGGCCAGGTACTTCAGGCCAGACTGTAGCTGTGCCAGTGATTCCATGTTCCCCCCTTAGGTATGCGGCGCGTCGTATAGCTTGCGGTTTTCGAGCTGCTGGGCGATTTCCCGTTGCTGCTGCTCCATCAGCGGCCGCAGCTGGGCCATAAGCTCGGCCGGATCCTTCACATCGCCTTGCACCGTCAGCGTGATAGGCGCCTGAATGTCCACCTTGGGCTCGATCTTGGCCGGCTGGACCTTCGACACCACGGCCGCAGCAAGTGGCGCTGCAAACGCGTCAGCACTACCCTGTGGCAACATCATGGAGCGAGCGGCATCACCCGGGTTAACTGCGCCAGGTGCTGTCGGTAACGCGCCCTGGCCCGGATTGGTCAACATGAGAGGCCCAGTGCGCGACGGGGCAAACGACTTGGCGATATCCCCTAATGCCGGCGGGATGTCCTTGCCGGCATCCTTCATCATCAATGGGCCGGCCACGGGCATGACCTTCTTGCTTTCGTCAGCGCCAAACACCGACTTGCCGATGGCACCGCCCAGGGCGTCACCGCCCAAGCTCCCTAGATACCCACCAATCAGGCCGCCCAAGATGGTGCCGATTACCGGTACCGCCGACCCGATTGCAGCACCGGCCGCCGCACCGGCAAGAGTGCCAGCAAGCCCGCCGGCCGCCGCGCCATAGCCTTCAGCTTTTTCGTCCTGGGTTTCAGCGTTGTCGTAAGTGTCTTTGACCTTAAAGCCGGCCTCAATTACAGCCAACACCGCCGGCCCCTTCAGGCCCGCGCCAACGCCACGGCCTGGGCTTCGGCCACGGCCGCCCCCCCTGCCCTTGCCCTTCCCATCCTTACCGCCAGCGTCATCGACGCCACCCAAATCCATGCCACCAGACCCACCCATGGGCATGTTGGTAACAATGACTTTTTGCGGGATATTGGGATTACCCATCAACGAGCCGCGCCCAAGGTTGAGCAGGCCCTTGGCGATCTTGAATCCGCTCATAGCGGTCTGGAAAGCGATCACGGCGGCAACGGCAGCGCCGATACCGGTCACAACCCGGGGCGATTCGTCCGACAGCTTGGCCAGCCCCTGGGAGACGTAAGCCAGGCCATCCGCCACTTTGTCAGTGACCGGCCGGAACGCATCACCAATAGCGCGCATGGCGTCATCCATGCCCTGGGCCATTTCCGCCCATTTTTGCGCTGACGCCTGCCTGCGTTCCTCAAGGTTCTTATCAAGGATCCCGGTGGCACTGGCCGAGTCTTTCTTGAGCTGCGCGTACAGCTCTTTGTTCTGCATGAAGGCCGTCAAAGCACCCTTAACCTGCATGTCTGCGAACAGATCCCCGGTACGCAAAGCCTGTTCCAAGGAGGCAATCATGGCCTTGGCTTTCTCGGGATCAGTCTCCTTACTGATCTTCGCCGTAGCGGCGGCCATGGCGGCGGCCTTCTTCGGATCCGTTGCCGCAATGTACTTCTGTGCCAGCTCAAAGCTGGATTCCAGGGTGGATTTACCGTTCTGCAGGCCGGTATTCATCGACCCTTGATAGTCAATCCCGGCATCCTTGTAGGCCTTGACGGTATCGCCAGAACCGATTTTCTCCATCCAGTTTTTGAGGTTGTTGGCCGCTTCGTCGGCACCGCCGGCGGTCTTCATTTGCACCTGAAGCATTGAGCCCAGCTGCGTGACCGCATCCATGCCAGTAATGCCGATCTTGCCCATACCTGCCAGCAGCTCGGGGAACCAGCGCGCCATGTCGGCCGCTTCAAAACTGCCCGCCTGGCCCTGATAGGCGATGGCCTCCAGCGCCTTTTGCATCACGGCCGGATCGGAGATTTTGGCGTTCTGCCCCAGAGCGTTGATCATGCGGGCCGTTTCGCCGCCGTCCGACCCCTGGCCAATTGCAAACTTTGCCGCCACCGGTGCGTAAGACATGGCCTTATCAAGCTCCATGCCGGCACCCACCAAAGCGTTGACCACCTCGGCCACCTGATTACGGGCCATGCCGGTATCGCGCGACGTGCCAATAATCGTCTTGGCCATCTGCGCTTCTTCGGGCTTGTTGGCAATGTTCGCCTTGATCGCAATGTCACGAATGATCGCGCCAAAGTCCGCGCTAACCTTCGTAGGAACGGCCATCGCGGCCGTGGCCGCCGCCGCCTGGCCTATGCTGCTTTTCAACTGCTGTTTACCAGCATCAAGCTGCATATGGCCCTTGGCTTTTAGCTCTGCCTTGGTCGCCGCCTGCCCCATGGCCGCGTAAGCCTTGGTCAGATTGCGCACTTCCACGCCCTGCTTACGCAGGCCATCCAGATTATTCTCCAGCTTCCGCCGTAGCGCATCAGCGCCCTTTTCGCCGGCCATGTGCGCTTTGAGCCATTCCTCACGCAAACGCATGGTTTCGCCGATGGTCTTTTGCAGTACCCGCGCCCTGTTGCCTTGTTCCTCCAGCTTTTTAATTTTGTTGCTGACGTCCTTGAACGCCGCCCCTACCGTCGAGCTGACGGCCCCGCCAATCACCAGGCCGAGAGCAAGTTTGTTCGCCATGTGCGCGCCCTATACGTCGTGTAGATAAACAGCGGATCAATCCGTGAGCCACCACACCATCACGTTAAAGGGCATGGCCAGGATCTCGGCAGACGAAAAACCCGTCTCTTTTGCCAAGCGCTTGGCCAGCACCTTGAGCGTGGATTCGTTACACGTCGTCTTCCTCAACCAGGCGAAAATAGCCCGCCTGGAGGCGCATGTAGTCCTTGTATTTGAGGGCTGTGAGTTCGGCCTCAGTAGCCATGAGCAGGCTGGAAAACAAATTCAGCTCCACCTTTTCATGGTCACCATTGCCGGCGATCTTGGCGGCCATAACATCCTTCACGCTGGGCGCGCGCATCATCAGCTTGTCGGTCACAACGCCATTGAAATTGGCCTTGTGCTTGAGCGTTACCGTAACGCCGTCGTCACTCAGGGTCAGCCAGGTAGGCAGCGGCGCAGTAAGAGAATCGGTCATGTCATCAATCCTTAGAGGCCCAGGGCCGAACGTTCAGCGGCCAGCTGATCAACACCGTTGATCACCTGCACCATGTTGGCAAAGTCGATTTCGAACATCACACGACCGTCGATTTCGAGCTTGTAGTAAGTGACGGCAACGGCATGCTTGATTTCGGCCTTGTCGCCCGGCTTCCAATCGCCCATATCCACTTCTTTGAGCGATCCGCGCAGGGTCACAGCGACCGACTTAACGGTGCCTTTCTGGCCCTTGAACGAGCCACGAAAAACGAGGTTGCACGCGGTCTGATCCGCCAGGCCGAAGAACTTCAGCGACTCTTTACGCACGCCGTTGGTGGTGAATGCCGCCTCCAGCTTGTCCAAGCCGGTGGGTAGGTCGACAGGGCCGCTCATGCCGCCGCCCCGGTATTCTTCGCTCTTGATTGCCAGTTTAGGCAACGTCATCGATGGCACGTCACCGGAAAAGCTCACGCCGTCACAGAACATGACGCAGTTGGTCAATATTTCAGGAATCATTACTCGGCCCCCTTAGGCTGCTTCAAGTACTTCGGTCAGCCACTCGTTGGTGACTTCGATCAGGAAATTCGGGTTCTCGGCCGGCGGCACGTCGGTGAAGCGAATGCGCCAGTAGACTTTGCCCTGCTCCAACTGGGAGGCCGTATTCATTTCAGTGTCTGCGTACACCTCAAAGTTGATCACAGCGCCGGCGTTTTTCTGGTCACGCATGAAGGCCTGAAGCCCTTCGGTCACGTCCGACACATAGGTTTTCGTGATCGAGCGGTCTACCGCCCACTTGTGGCCGGCCTGGATCGCATCCATGAGGATGTCGCAAGTTCGCACGCGGGTGACAAACGACCACTTGGCATCGGCCGAGCAGGTGCGGTTACCCCACAGGCGGTAGCCGCCGTCACGAATGATCGTGGTGATGTTCGCGTTATTGAGCAGGTTGGCCCGACACGTTGCGTCACCGTCCAAGTACTCCACCGGGCGGGTGGTACCGGTGATACCCACAAACTCTTTGTTCGATGGCGACGCCCAATAGCCGTACTCGGCATCGGTCCAGGCAAACAGGCCTGCCACCCACGCCGAGGCCGGGGCGTCCACGGTCGCGCTTTCGACGGTGCTCCAGAACTGCACGCCCGGATCCACCAAGTAAATGCGCTTACTGCCGAAGTTCAGCGCGTAGGCCATGGCGGCCTCATCGGTGGTATTCGGCCCATCGACAATGGCAATCGCGCGCAGCTTGCCGGCCAGGGCGTCCATTTCGGTGGCCACCGCTTGCGTGGCCGAATGCCCCGGGGCAATCAGCAACTTAGGCTGGGCATTGTGTCGGCTCTTGCCGTCCAGCAGCGCCTGAAGGCCTGTGCGCTGCCCATCCGCCAGAACGCCACCGATGATGGCCGACGTTTGCAGCGCGGCGTCAGCAAGCTTAGGGACGCCAACGGCGACGATTACAGCCTTCGCCCGCACATAGACCGCCTGGCACGCCCGGGTGATAGCCGAGTCAGCACCGAACGCGGCAATGGCCTCACGCTCGGACGTGATCAGCTTAAGCTCGCCAGCCTTGGCACTGCCGCCACCCAGTACGCCAGGGGTAAAGGTGTCGCACAGGCCAATGATCGAGGACGACGGGAGCGAGATAGTGCGCGCCCCGGTGTCGATCAGCGAAGTGGTGATGCCGTGAAAGAAACTCATAAGGCTCAATCTCCAGAAACGAAAAAGCCCCGCATGAGCGGGGCCATAGGTTGTTCGTGTTAGCTGTACTTGGAGCGCACCCAAAAAACGGTAAGGGCGACTACACCGGTTCGGCGGCAAGCCAGGAAGGCAAAACAGGGCGATAAGCAGGCGCTGGAAACAGCGAGCCGTCCGGCCAATTGCGCAGCTCGCTTCGGTAAGACTGCAACTGAACGTACTGCTCGGAAGTTAAAGTGGTCACTTTCGAAAGCTCCAACTCATCGCGGTGACGCATAACAAGCGAGTCAGTTAGTGCCAATTGTGCATCCCGCCAAACGCGCTCTTTCGCCTGTAGTTGATCCAGGGAAGGGCCAGGACGGTCTGCAAGCTGCGGCCTGCCATCCTTGCCCTTCACAACGACGAGACCCGCCTCAATCCCCGCGAGCAGTGCCTGACGCTCTTTGAGGTCGACCTCTACAGCATCGGGTGGTATCACTTCATTGTATTCAGGGCTAAACCAGCCGGATAAGTCGTAGCAGTAAAAAAAACGCACGTTCAATTCCCCCATGCCAGGTAATACAACGTCTGATTACCCGCGCCCCCGGTGGATGAAACGTCTTGGGTCAGCCTGATCACAGACTGTGAGATAAGACCCGCATAAGCGCTGTAGTTGCCGTTGTTGCTCCAACCTGAAACCCCCATTCCAGCGATAGCTCCACGAATGTTGTTAAAGGAAATAGGCAAAGTCACGTCATAGGTCGCTTCAGGCGATACCACCGCGCTACCGAACTGGATAATAAGGCCCCCCGGAACATCGGGAATCCGAATAAAGTCGTTCGCAGCAAAGCTGCGCTTAGGAAGTAATGCTGCCAGGCTCTCCAGCGGCGCTTTTTGAGCAAGAGCATTCGCCAGCTTGGCGAGGGTATTCAGCGACTCGGACACACCACCCAGTAATTCACTACGTATGCCTTTTGCATACGCCACGTTGGTAATTTGGTCGATATCGGCATCAAATTCTGGCGTTGGCGCTTTGGGCTTCCCTGAAAGCAAAGGGCTCGCCAGCGGCGCCTTGGTCGCCAGCACGTTGGTCATGGTAGCGGCGAAGTTGGGGTCGTTACCAATCGCGGCTGCCAGCTCGTTGAGGGCATCCAGCGCACCAGGTGCACCATTGACCAACGCCGCTATGGCGGTCTGCACAACCGTGTTTACGAACGCAGCATTAGCGATTTGCTCATTGTTCGTTCCCGCGCTCGGCGTGGGCGTTTTGGGCGTACCTGACAGCGAAGGACTATTAAGCGGTGCAGCATCAACAATCTGGTACTCCGCAAGCGTCGTCGGATTGCTTCCACCAATAACCCTACCCATGCTATCGACGGTAACCGACCGATACGAACCGGCATAAACTCCACTACGACCAGCAATCTTTTCGAAAGTAAGCCGTGAAGTTCCCAACACAATCGGCCCGTCAGCAGTAAGCTGAAAAACGCTGTCGCCGTTTGCCACACCTTTTTCGACCGGCACCATGAGGCCTGGCGTGACCTCAATGCTTACGTCAGCATCTTGTGATCGCACCCAGGCGCCGCTGTGAGAAACGATGTAAATGCCATTGTCCTTGGCCTCAGGCTGATCCTTAACTAACACCCTGGCCTTGTCAGGGCTCGCCTCACCGTCAACCATTTGAGAGCCACTGAGCGTGATGGGGCCAGTAGTCGCCAACAGCACAGAGTTTTTAAAGTCCTGCTTGTTGAAAGCCTCAGCAACAGCCTGGTCGACATACTCACGCGTCGCCAGCACAACCGCCGGATCAATTTTAAGAACGATGTTGCCAGTACTGGAAACGATGAAATTCATACGCACAATCTGCGTGCGTCCCGACCCCTGGGATAGCACTGGCTTGAAGCTAGGCGCGCAGTTCGAAACCGCCACGAGATCGCCGTCCGCGTCATACACGCCTATTTCACGAATCCAGAAGCCCCCCACATCCGGCGGAATTACTTGTTCAGCGATGATAACGGCGTCATTTACTGGATCGACGCGGACCTGATTGAGCGGCGCACGACGACGCTCGTTAATGAGCTTTGTTTGTGTGCTGCTGGGAATCGGGTCTGTACCGTTGGCATCGCCAACACCCAAGGCTGTAAGGCTCCAGGCCGTACCGAGGGCATTAGCATTAGCGAGTTTGGCAGCGCCCACGTTCGTGAGGATCGCCATAAATTGCGAGTTTTGATCAATCATGAATACACATCCAGGGTGTCTATGCTGTGCTCACGACCGGCCGCGCTGATATAGCCGGTCACGTCGATATCACGCTGTACTGGTGGATAGACGTCGATTACGTCGCCGTCGTAGAGGGCAACGCCGATATTTACGGCGCCACGCGTTTCAAGGCTTATCGCAAGGCCTGTCATATGCCGACTGACGGGCTTGGCGTCATCAATGAGCCGGGCAAGCTCTTCGTACATCTCTTCGGTAATACCGGTGTCCAGAACGCCGACTTTCAGCGCGAACGTACCGGGAACACCCTCCGGCGCCGTCTGCCACCATTCAACGACTTCAATCAGATAACCCAGCGGCTCGACAACGCGGCGCAATGCGCCAATCGTGCCTTTGTGCTTATGGATGTAATACGAGGCCCTGATTGCGGCCCGCTTAGTCGCCTCGCTCCACCGGTAATCCCAGCGGTCGACCGACCAGGCCCACGCCAAATGCAACAGCAAATGGGCCGGGCACGTATCGGCGTTGTAAAGCGTGCGTAGCGGAACAATGGTTTTTTCGTAGAGCGCTGCCTCCATGGCGCGCTCCAGCTGCGTGCTATTGCTGGGCAGTAGGCTTTTCATCCGCCAACCTCACGCTGTAACCCGTGCAGTACGCGGCCTGGGCTTTAGTAGGAGCCAGGTCGACCCACCCGGGCAGCTCGACACGCGAAACGCCGGCAACATGCACCTGGGCGTCAACAGCAGACCGGGCCACCTCAACGCCAAGGCGTTTACGGGGGTTTACCCATTTCGACAGGCGGTTTAATGCTTCGGTCAGGGCGGCGTCACCTTCTGGCCCGGCGCTATTCATGTGCAGGATTGCGTCAATTCGGTAATGCAGAATTTCGGCGCCCTGGACTGTGACGCGATCACCCAACGGCCGTACATCGTCGTCGCTAATGGCTTTAGCCACCGTGGCCAACAGCGCCGGCGTAGCCGTGCCGTCCCCCTCGGTACTCAGCACCGTTACGGTAACGCGTGCCGGCGATGGGCTTTCCGCCGTGGCATCCCGTACAAGGCCCGACGCGTTGCGCGCGTGCAGGATGTAGCTGTTACGCGGCCCCGCCGTAGTTAGCCCCTCATAGGCCAACTGGATACGCTCGCGGAACGAATCATTGTCCTCAAGGACTTCAGCCACCGGTGGAACAGCCAGCAGATCCTCGGGTTGAATCACCAGGCGCTGAAGGTTGACGTTTGCGCCCAGCTGATCGAGGTCACCATTGATCGCGTGAGCCAACAGCAACGCCTTGCATGCATCGTTAACCCGGGCGCGGTTGCCGACCTTGTTATAGGCCCCCACCTCCAGCACCTTGGTAACAGGATCGCTTTCAAGCGCGGCGTTCCAGTTGTCGCCCATATAGGCGCGGAATGCTGACAACCCTTCGTCGTAGACCTCTTCAAAGTCCAGCGGCTCAAGCACCTCCGGTGCCGGCAACGCCGACAAATCCACGATGCTCATACGCTTACCTCCAAGACAAAGCTGTCGCCCAAGTACTCGCCGGCAACGCGCATGTTTATTTTTCCATCCAGCAGCGACAGCGCCGTCACTCGCTCCAGCTTCAAGCGCGGCTCTTGAAGGCCGAGGGCCCTGGCCGCTTCAGCCTGGACGGCGCTTTTCCAGCCAGCGTTGATCGGCAAGTCAACGAACAGGCGTAGCTTGCTGCCGTACTCCGGTCGATGCCGTCGACTGCCCAAGGGCGTACTCAAAATGTCAGCGATGGACTGCCGTAAATGCTCGATGCCGGATATGGGTTGCCCGGTGTGGCGATCCATTCCGATCATCAGGTTAGCCCTCCTGGGCGGCGTATTCGCTATGAGCCTTCAGGAAGGCCACAGCCTCTTTGTCGGACTCCGGCACCACCACCAGGCTCTTGACCACCGGATAAGTGCGGTCGGTATCAGGAACAACCAACGTGCGCGACGTGTAGACCAGATCGCGGAACGTCAAAGACGCCGGCACGGCGGCGGCTTGCTCTTCGGTTGCGGGCTTTTCGATGGGCTTGGCCATGATTTCTCCAGGCATGAAAAAACCCGCACGCGGCGGGCTGTAGGTAAATTGGGTTAGTGCTTGTGGTGGTTATCGCTATTACCGGCTGCCAGAATATCGGCGTCGCCGGTGATGCTTTGCGTTACGTGTAACGGGCCGTCGATTTCTACCGCGCCGATCAACGCTATCTGTGGCGATTTGATCGCGGCCCAAGCGGGAGCCAGATCGAACTCGGAACCGCCCACCGTGGCATTCACCGCGTTATCCGTAACGGTTACAACCGTGCTGCCCACTTTGATGGTGACCGTGCCGGTGGGCAACGTGATGGTGTAGGTTTTGGCCTCCCAGTCGTAAACCAGAGAGCCCCCATCATCAAATCGCCAGACCTCTACATGGTCGCGGTTATCTGGCGGGCCGCCGGCATTGCCGTACAGCCCAGGGATAAACGTGCCCATGCCCGCTTGGCCGCTGGGGTTGAACAACACCCCCTGCTCGCCCAGGCTTGGCGCGCGCCAGTGCCGCGCCTTACCGGCGGCCAGGCTGTGCCAGCGCACCCAGGCGCTCGTCCACTCGCCATTGCTGACACGCACCGCCGGCGCCGCCAGGTCCACTCCGACCACCACGCAGGGCATCAGCATCGCGGCGATCATGCGGTCATGTTCCGCACTGGCGTAACTCACTGAGTGTCCTCGGGGCTCACGGGCCCGTCGCCCGGCTCGATGTTGAAAGCCAGCGAACCAGGCGGCTCATCAGGCCATGGCCATTCCTCAGCGCCCAGGTATACCGTCTGATCCCACTCCACCAGCCAGACGAAGTAGCCATCCAGTTCGGGTTTGGTCCAGTCCTGAGTGGAACGCACGAACTGCGCGCAGGCGACCTCCAAGCCCCAGCTCTGCCCTCGCAGAAGCACCGCCAGTTGTGAGGCCAGTTGCACGGCCTGGCGTTGCGGATCCGCGCTGATCGAATCGACAATGATCCGCGCCTCGAACTTGCAGGTCAGCGCAGTTTCACCGGTACCGATATCGGTCGCCGGCTCCATTTCAGCCATCTCCAGCAGCACCACCGGCGTGGGAATGCTGGTGTCTGCCGACAGATCCGGCCAGAACGACGCTCCCTGAATACCCGGCAAGTGCTCCTGCAGGTGCTGCTCGATGACTTCATACAGACGGTCGAGGCTGAAAGGCTGATCAGACACGGGCGGTCTCCTCAAGGTACTTCTGCAATTCAAAGTTGAGTTCTTGCTTGAGGATCTCCAGCAGGCGCTCGTCGGCACGCTTTACCCAGGCATCAAAGTGCGGTCTCACTTGCTCCAGTGACACCTTGGCTTTTGCCAGGGGGAAGCGGTTGTCGTTTTCTTCGACGAAGCCAGAGCGTCTGCCACCCTGCGCGGCATCTGGGTAGTCGGTGGTGTTGAAGTGTTTGCTTGACGTGCGGATCCAGATATCGGCTTTGCTGCCGTAGACCTTCTTGAAAAAGGCCCCCTGGTAACGCCGACCTGCAACCGATACGCCTGCTCCGGTTTGCCGTGCCCGGCCAGTGCGGCTGGCTTCAATGGCATTGATGCCGAACCACAACTTGCCGCGCATATCGCCACCGGTCACCGGATACGCCCGAAGACGTTGCCGGACGGCGCCGATAGCGATCCGCTCCTGCTTGCCTACCGCCCGTGCAATGTGGGTGCGCAGCCAACGTATTGTCTTGTTGATTGCACGCCGCTGGGCCGCCGCTGCTGCCTTGGGCACCAGCTCGCCGAACTCTTTCAACGTCTGAACATGCACCGCCGACGGTTGAATGGTGAGCATCCCGCCGTCACGCTTTTGCTGGGTGTAGCTGCCGATGCTCATGGACGCTTCCTCAAGATCAAGGCCACCAAGCCATTGCCGTTTGGCTCAAGCTGCAGCAGGTCATAGTCGCCGCCGCCATCCAACGCCGGTAGATCGACGCTGACCCGTAAGCCCTTTACCAATCCGTCCGAATCCTTAACGCGGATCTCGAAGCGTGGCTCCCGTAGGCCGGTGTTGAGCTTGCCGAACTGGGGCTGTTTCCAGGGCGCAGAGAACATGCCCAGCACCGGCTCAGCGTGGCCTTCGATCACCGCACTATCGCCCAGAGTTTCAAAGACCACGTCGTCGATGTCGTCAATGAGATCGCGGAAGGCCACGGTCACATTTCCAGCAGGATCTGCGCCCGAGGCCGCGTGCACAGGTGCAGCGGGTTGGACTGAGCTTCGCCGGCCACGCCCTTGTTGAAAGGCAACGGCTCGATCTTGCTGTAATACGGAATGCCCTGGGTATTGACCGTTTCCATGTAATCGGCCGGTGCGAAGCACGAAATGTAAAGGTCAGGGACGCCCTCGGGGACCAGCAGTGCTTTGTCGTCATGGACAAACGCAACGCCGGCAACCCTGCCGCGATAACGCTCCCAGACGATCCCGCCGAACTCGAAACTTTCGCGTGCATCACCGCGCAGAGAAGCGGCCTGCATAGTGTTGCGGTAGGTCTCTTTGACCGACTCGTGGACGATCAGCTCGTTCCAGAAGTTTTTGCCGCAGAAAGCGCGGGAGCCGGTAGTAGTTACGTTGCCCAGCGCGTCCTCCTGCATGTCCAAAGCCACGCCACACTTAACCCGGACTTCCGTCTTCGGGTTGCCCAGCTCCATAGGTAATCTCTGTCGTTTCACACCGAAACGGTCATAAATGTCCAACAGTACCGTTTTGCCGTCCGCGTCCAGCACCGTGCCGTTCATAGCACCCATGCGTTGAAATTCGTGAGTGGCATCCAACTGACGGCGCGCCTTACCCAGGCGCTTGTTGACCACGTCTTGCACCGCCTGCAACTCGGTGAGCGTGCCGAAGGCGCGAATACCCTGGATCTCATCTGCTCTAATGGTGAAGCGTTCGGGCAGGTGCACGGTATTGAACGGGATCAACTTACGCTTAGTAGCGCCGACCACCAGGCCGGACGTACCACGTTCACCTGCCGGCACCAACGCCAGGGTGTCGCCATCCTTTTCGATCTGCACAGTCAGGGTGCTGATGCCCTCCTCACGGAACAGGCCCAGGCTGCTAATGCGGCCCGGCAGGTATTCCTGTTCATTGATTGCAGCGGTCAACGAGGAAACGCTGAACACATCATCTTCAAAAATAGCGATATCGGCCATGAGGTACTCTCCTGAAACGAAAAATCCCGCACTCGGCGGGATGGATAAATGGAATGAGCGTCCTAGCGAACGATCACGAAATGAGCGGCAAGAGCCCTTTCGGCAGCGGGGTCGAGACCGGTCAAATGGGCTTCGCTGACCTCGGCCTGGCGCACTATGGCTCGGCCGCGACGGACCACATCAGACTGCCCCAGCGGACCGTAAAGAATCGCGATGGCGTTCTCAGAGCCGTCCTCAGCTGTCGGTAGATAGGGGGCGAACTCGCCCGTAGCGGTCACCAGTCCCAGGATCTGGCCCGGCTCCAGCGCCGGGCCTGCTGCGACGTTGATCGCTTCGCGGGAAATGGTGCCGGGGCCCTCAGACAGCAGGAACTCACCTGCGTGCATCGATTCGATTTTCATGTTCTTACTCCTTTCGAGGCTCCGTTCTGTGCCGCCTGACGGGTAGCCCAGATTGATTGGGTGTCGACCTGTTTGGCCTTGATGGTTGGGGCTGGGTCATCGTCCAGCGGCAGGCTATTGTTGATCTCAAAGCCGCCGCCACTGCCCACAAGCTTGTCGAACAGCCGCGCACGCACTGCCGCCTCATCCAGGCCCGCCGAGATGAACTCACCGGTTAGCTCAGGCAAGCGCGCCGCTACACAAAGCCCATGCAGCGCTTTGGCCTTTGTCAGCGCAGCCTGGACCACGGCTTCGCTTTCCAGCTTGGTCGTGGCAAGTAGCGGATCCACCAGGTTACCGATGCCCGCTGCAGCACACCCCTGCGTGACCATCAGCGCCAGCTTGGCTGCATCCAGCACAGGCGCTGGATCTGGTTCAGGCGGTTCAACTTCCGGCTCTTCGTCCAGTTGGGCGAGCAGCTCGGGCGGGGCATTCTGGAAGCGCTGCAACACGCTGCCCTGGCCGAGACAGGCGCTGACCTTGAGGCCGTCGCCGACTTCATCGGCCAGGCCCAACGCCACCGCCTCATTGGCCGTGAGCCAGGTTTCAGCGTTGACCATGCGCCGCAGCTCGGCTTCGTCGATGTCCGGCGCCTTGGATTTGTAGGCCGCGATAATCGCTTCCAGGGTCTGGTCCAGCACATCCGCGACACGGCGGAAGTCTTCAGCATCACCACCGGCGTAGGTATATGGGTTGTGAATCATCAGCATGGCATTGGCCGCGATCACCACTCGGTGAGCGCCGCATACCGCGACACTGGCAGCGCTCGCCGCCAGGGCATCAATGCGACCAGTGCAACGCTCGCCCAGGCGCGACAATGCGTTGTGGATCGCCAGGCCGTCGAACAAGTCCCCGCCGATGCTGTTGAAGGCAACAATCACCGGTGACTCGCCGTCATCCATGGCGCGCAGATCCTGCACGAACTGATTGGCGGTGACGCCCCAGGCGCCGATCTCGCCGTACACGAAGATTTCGATGCTGCGTTGCTCGGCTTCGCCGCTTGCCTGGAGGGTGTACCAGCTTTTGTCTGCGACCTTGACCTGCTTGCCCGCCTTGTCATAGACGCGGGGTTTGGCTTTTTTACTCATGGTAATTCCTTGTCATCAATAGGCTCGATGGCATCAAGAGTCGTGTAGTTGAGACCGAGGCCAGTGGACCTGGCGAGGTCGGCAGCGTTTTCAGCGTCGATGGTTTCGGCGTCGTAACCGTTGCGCAGACACATTTCACTGCGCGAACCAAAGCCCGCCTGCACTTCCATCCTCCGCGCCTGTACGTCCTGCACCGGTTGGATGTAGGCCCAGCCTTGCGGTACCCAACGTGTGCGCAGGTATTCGCGGCGCCGTTGCGCGTAGTCTTCCAGCACCAGGGCGCCGGACAACACCGCCATGTCCATCCACGCGGCGCGCACCGGGCGACACAGCTGGTGCACGTACACGCCGAATTGCAGTTGCTCGAGGCGCCGACGAAACTCGTTGAGCACCACCCGCAGCGCCCGGTCGTTGACCTCGCGCATGTCGCCGGTGAGGATTTCGTAAGGTGTGCCCGAACCCGCCGCCGCAGCCATCAGTTGCTGCCGCATGAAGTCCGGATAGTTGTTGCCTGCGTCCGGTGGCTTGGAGAACTCCACCTCTTCACCTGGCCCCAGTTCCTGCATGGTGCCGGGCTCCAGGGCCACCATCGGTGTGAAACCGTCTCGGTCAACGTTTAATGGCATGCCAGTAACGGGATCGCGAGGCTGCTGCATTGCCTCCGGTGCCGGGCGCTTGATGAAGCCCGCGAACAGGTTCGCCACCTCCTGCCGGAACAGCACCGCGTCGTCGTAGTTGTCGAGACTGCGCAGGCGTTTCAACACTGGAGCCAGACGCGGCACGCCGCGCAACTGCCCAGGCTCCATCGGTTCGAAGATGTGCAGCACCTGTGTTGCCGGTACGCGCACCAACTGGTTGTAACCGGCATTCAGCGACGATGAATCGCGTGGGTGCGACAAGTACATCCAGTACGCCACCCGCTTGCCGGCTGGGTTGAACTCGATCCCGGCGCGGATAACGTTGCCGTTTTTGGCCGTCTCGAACTTGTCGTGAGGGACAAACTCAGGTGCCAACGCCTGCAACTGCAGCGGCACAGCTAGACCTTCGCTCGGGCTGCGCGGTCGCAACCGCACAAAGCACTCACCGGCAGTTTCCACGGTGCGCGCCACCAGGGCCTGCATGCCGTAGAAGTCGGTCAGTTCGTCGGCGTCCGCTTCATCCACCCAGTCATCCCACAGCTGCTGCTTGAGTTTGCGCAGTGCCGCATCGTCCGTGGTCGGCCTGGGTGTAATGCCCGTGCCGATCAGGTTGCTGGCGCGCTTGTCGATGACGTTGAACGCGTACGGGTCATTGCGCACCGCCGCCCGCGAGCGAGCCCGCAGGTTGCGCAGGGCCGGGGTGTTGATGCTATTGATGCCGTTGTCGGTGGCTTCCCAACTGGCCGAACGACGGCCCTCTCCGGCGCCTTCGTAGCTGGCCCTGATGTTCGACGGCAGCAAGAATCCGTTACGGGTTAGCGTCGGATAATGTCGGGCCATTAGATTCCCTTGCCTCCATGGGTTAGCCGGATCACGCGAGCGCGCGGCCCAGCGGCTTGGCTCAACGATGTGCGGATCTCGTCGCGGGCCTTGAGCAGTTCGTCGATAGAGCGGTACTCCACCGTGCGGTCGCTGTAGCGCACGGTCTTTTCACCGCGTGCAATGGCGCGCTCGATGGCTTCGAGGTGCTTCGGGGTAAACGACATATCAGCGTCTCTTCAGGTAACCGCTGGTGGAGCTGCGGCGTTGTGGGGGTGCAGCGGGTCGCGGTTGGGCCATAGGTGCTGCAGGAGGCGGTGCGGGTAGCGACTGACGCGCCGCAACCGGTGTCGGTGCCGCTGCCGGTGTTTCGTCAGCGTCAACGCGCTCGCCTTGTACGGGCTTGACGCCCAACACATCGTCGAACAAACCGGACTGAGCCAGCGCTTGGCGTACCCGCTCCCAGTCGTGTTCCTGGTAGC